CATTCACCCCCATTACCAATTTTCACGTTCAACTACAACTTCTTCGCCATGATCGACAACCTTGAAATCATCACGATCCAACCCAATGCCACATCCACCAGGATTATTCGCATATTTCTCTGCATCCTTTAAGGTTGAATGGCTGGTCATAAGCCACCAGTTTTTTGGATTGTCTTCTTCGTTATATCGTTTCTTATAAACTCTATATCTTAGGATTGTTTCTTTATATGTTTCCATCATGCACCCCCTTTGTTGTAGTGTTCTTTTTTAGTGGGAACCCAATGCTCTTTTATAAAATCCTTAACTGTTTCTTTTGGAAACGTATCATCAAGACCATATTCTGTTTTTCCATCGAGCAAGTCTTTTAAGAAATCAACGAACTCTTTGTCGTCCCAATTTTCAAAATCAAGGTGATAGTTAAATTCATAATCCATCATTCCTTTCATGGATTCGATGTTTGGTTTAGAAATGTCTTTTGTTTTGCTCATCATGCACCCCCATTAAAGTATGTTTATAATTGATCCAGCTTCCCTGGCATCTTTCGCATATTCAGCCAAAGTTTTTTCTGGCTCCCAACACATGTCCCTTTCAATGCCGAGCTCAAAAGGCAATTTAATTTCTTCAATCTCTTTCAAGCTAACGGAACCAAGTTCAGGAGATCCCATCCCCAAATCACACAACCCAAACATTATTCCGCTTTTTTTGTCGTATTCAGAGATCAACCAAGTTGCTGATCCCATCGGGTTAAACAACTTTAAATATGGTTTAGCGGTTTCTTCGTTGCCAATGTTTTTTAAAAGTTTGGCTTCTATTTCTTTAGTGATTAATTTCATCATGCACCCCCATTAATCTTTGTAAACAATATATTTCCAGCTCGCGTATGGCTCCACAAACAAGCCAGCCTTCTCGAAATTCTCTGAACACAGTTCACTAAACTCCCAAGGATTTTTGCTTTTGTAATTCCAGTCGCTTTCATAATTCATCCATTCCCAACCCAAGCCACCATCACACATAAAGCACCAGTGACCTTCGTGCTCCTTGTCGGGAACCCAAAATATCTTTTCTGATTTGGTTTTTGCTATTGGAACCAACTCATGTTCTGAATACCATTCATCCATTTCTTCTTCCGTTGCTACAAGGTTATCTCCAGTTCCTAGATGATTCCAGTAAACTTCACCGCTTGTTTTCATGGTCTCTTCATTGAAGTCTACCTTACTGAAATCAAACCTATCAGGATCTGTCGGGTGAATATACTCATGCGTTTCTTTGTATTTGATGTAGTCGCCATCTATATACACTTTTCCAGTTTTACCAGGGTTATAGTATTCTTTGATGGTTTTTAAAAGAATGTTTTTAATTTTTGCTTTCATTTTTTTCTCCTAGTCCATTCGAGACATCATATAAGCATTGAGCCCATTATCACGCAGAACTTTTGCGAAGGCGCTTGCGTAGGCTTCTTTTCGTTCTAAAGACTGTCCGCCTTCGTGAACCCACACATCATATCCGCCATAATAGCTTTTATGACCAGCATCTATGTCTTTCAAATATTTAATAAACTTGCCCCTTGCTGGCTTGATATTAATCCATGCGAATCCACACGCACCTTCAGGGACATACCACTCTTTGCAACCAGGCACAGGCTTGTCAGACAAGCCAATGGCTTTTTCGTACACAATCATTGGTGTGGGTATAGCGTTTTTAAGCGCTTCCATTCCACTAGAGTATGCTTTTAAATAAAGGTCTTTTGGTTCCATTCCAAGATATTTAGTCATTTTTTCGTCCTTTTCTTTTTAAATTTACTATCCACATTTACAAGTATAAACACTTTTACACTAATAGCAACCCTTTTTACACCTTTTTTACATTGTTATTAATTGCCCAAAAAACAAATACTTATTTGTTATTTTCCAGTTTTTATATACAATTCTTGGATATGGCAAACAATATATTTAGTGGCATAGGCTCTCGTTCACCTATCGATGGCGAGTCGCGGATGGCATCCAGCGTCATGGAAAGCATCAGCAAATTGCCGAGCTTTACCGCAGACACCGAAATACAGAGATTTCAAACAGGCGGTATGGCTTTCCATTTTCCTGCGGGTTCTTCTTATGGAGAATCTGGCATGTCGGGATTACCACCATTGACCTCTTACATACCAGAAACCCTAAATGAGATGTTTGGCAATCCTTATTCTGGTTATTTTGATGAGGAATCTTATGATTATGATCCAGCATTATTGAAACTTTTGGGCATTAATCCACCAACTCCTCCATTTTGGGATCGTTGGGGCTATGGCGGTCCTGATATTTATGGCACACCAACGCCTGGATGGTACGACCCAAACAGCACATGGACATATTCTCCAACAGAAACAGCGCCACAAGTTGAAATACCTCCAGTTGAAACACCGCCAGTTGAACAACCACCAACAACTACAGGAACCATAGAAACCGAGCCAACAATGGAAGAAATAGTTGCCACAGGGCAACAGCCTTCTTGGTGGCAAAATTGGTTTCCATGGATGGCTGGGTTGGGAGCTATGGCTGGTCTTGGTGGTATTGGTGGAGGCGCGAGTGCTACTGGAGCTGCTACAGCCACAGAACCAACAACAGCAGGAGAGCCAACTACAGTTGGAGAGGGCACAACAACAGCACCAGGAGAGCCAACCACAGTAGGAACTACAGAAGCAGGTGGTGTCTTATCTGGTATAGGACCGCCTGGTTTGGGAATAATTCCTGTGGTAGCTGGAGCAGTTGCCACAGAAGAAGAAAATGGCGGAGATCCCTATATTCCACAGGCACAACCCTATGTTCCACCCATGGGATCGTTGATTCCATCACAGGTTACTTCTGAAAATCCTTTTGTGTACTCGCCACTGAATGTTGGTGATTATTCTTCAATTAGCGGTTATCTGGATCCAAGGACAATGGGCGGAGATCCATTGGGATATACGCCTTATCTGGGTAGCGGAATCGGTGGGCTTTTGCCACAATCCGAATACGTCCCTGGCGTTTCTGATATGTGGAATGATAACTGGGCTTCTACTATGGAATATGACCCAGGCTATCCAAGCTGGCGACCATCCATGCCTTGGGAGCTGTCAAACATGCCTGCTGATTTATATACGCAGCCACCACCCCCACCACCTGATGAAACACCACCGCCTGATGACACAACACCAGTTACGCCTGTAATACCGCCAGATGTTCCAATAAATATTCCACCAATTATACCTGGCGTTGGTCCAAACCTTCCATTTGATCCAGAAACCTATGACTGGTCTGGAATTATGAATCAATATCAGCCACAAATACCAACAATGCCTGAAATGCCTGATTTGAGCCAATATGCATTGAAAACAGACCTGCCAACGATTCCAGAGATGCCAACAATGCCAGAGCTCCCATCAGCAACACAATTTAATCCAGAAACCTACGATTGGTCGGGAATTATGAGCCAATATCAGCCAACAATGCCAGAAATGCCAGATTTGAGCCCTTATGCCTTAAAAGCAGATATGCCAACGACACCGACAATGCCAGGGCAATTTGACCCTACAAGCTACAATTGGGGCAATATATTCAACCAATATCAACAAGACATGCCTACATTCGAGCAATTTGATCCCACTGGGTTACAGTCTCAAATCTCGTCACTTCAAGGACAACAACAATTTGACCCCACTGGTTATAACTGGGGTGACGTGTTTCAACAATATCAGCAAGACATGCCGACATTTGAGCAATTTGATCCAACAAGTTTACAAGGACAGATTTCAGCGTTGCAAGGACAACAACAGTTTGATCCTATGGGCTATGATTGGGGTGGTGTATTCAACCAATACCAACAAGAGATGCCAGCTTTTGAACAGTTTGACCCAACAAATTATGATTGGGGCGGTGTATTCAACCAGTATCAGCAAGAAATGCCTGAAATTCCTTCATACAATGCATTTAATCCAACTGGATACGATTGGCAGAATGTTTTTAATCAATACCAGCAAGACATGCCCAGCTTTGCAATGCCAGACTTAAGTGGTTATCTTACCCAAGGCGACTTAGCCTCAGGTTTGGGCTCTTTGCCTAATTATAATGCGGAAATAAGGGCTTTGTCAGATAGGATGAATGCTTTAAATTCAAGATTTGACAATTATCAACCGCCTCAAAATTATAGCCAACCAGGTCTTGGGTTATTTACATAATTTAAAACATAATGCCATCACAAAAGCCTGTTTGGGATATTTTGTCCGAAGACCAACTCAAAGAGACTTTGGCTCTTCAGGAAAGATTGTTGCAAATCGACAGAAGAGAAGAAGCGCAAGGCAATTTTTTGGATTTTGTTAGGCTGATCTGGGAAGAATTTATCGAAGGCAGGCATCATAAAATTTTTGCTGAAAAACTACAGGCTGTAGCGGAGGGCAAAATAAAAAGATTGATTGTAAACATGCCACCAAGACATACAAAGAGCGAGTTTGCTTCTTATTTGTTTCCAGCTTGGCTGATTGGCAAAAAACCAGACCTAAAAATTATCCAAACAACACATACCGCAGAGCTGGCTGTGCGTTTTGGTCGTAAAATGCGTAACCTTATGGACTCTATGGAATACAAAGACCTGTTTCCAAAAGTTACATTGCGAGCTGACAATAAATCAGCAGGAAGATGGGAAACGGAAGAAGGCGGTGAGTATTTTGCTGTTGGCACAGGCGGAGCTGTAACTGGTCGTGGTGCTGATTTGCTGATAATCGATGATGTCCACTCGGAGCAGGATGCTTTGTCCCCTAGCGCATTAGAGCAAGCGTATGACTGGTATTTATCTGGTCCAAGACAAAGATTACAGCCTGGCGGAGCCATTGTTATCGTAATGACCAGATGGAGCACCAAGGATTTAACAGGAAAGTTGCTGAGTAAACAAACAGGAGAATATTCCGATAAATGGGAAGTGGTTGAGTTTCCAGCCATCTTTCCAGAGACAGGAAATCCGCTTTGGGGTGAGTTTTGGAAGAAAGAAGAATTATTGGCGGTCAAAGAATCGCTTTCCGTAGCCCACTGGAACGCACAATGGATGCAACAACCAACTTCCGAAGAGGGAGCAATCATCAAAAGAGAATGGTGGCGATCTTGGGAAGGAGAAACAATACCCCCAGTTGAATATATTATTCAAAGCTACGATACCGCTTTTTTGAAAAAGGAAAGTGCAGATTATTCAGCAATAACGACTTGGGGCGTTTTTTATCCGAATGAAGACGAAGGCGCTTCCTTGATATTGATGGATGCAAAGAGAGGTCGTTGGGAATTTCCAGAGCTAAAAAAAATTGCTGCAAAGGAATATCGCTATTGGGATCCAGAAATGGTGATTGTTGAAGCCAAGGCTTCAGGGCTTCCACTTACCCATGAATTGAGACAAATAGGTATCCCAGTGGTAAACTTTTCTCCATCAAGAGGCAATGATAAACATGCTAGAGTCAATGCTGTAGCTCCAATGTTTGAGTCTGGACAGGTTTGGGCTCCAATTCATTTTAAATTTTCAGAAGAAGTAATTGAAGAATGTGCAGCTTTTCCGTTTGGCGACCACGATGATTATGTGGACAGCACAACACAAGCCTTGTTAAGATTTAGGCAGGGAGGATATTTACCATTGCCCAGCGATTACAAGGAAGATGAGTTTCCACCACAGGCAAGAACCTATTATTAAAAATGGCTGACAATATTGATAAAAGAATAAACGGAGCTTCAGAAGAGATTGAAGATCTCCAAATAGCTCCTGAAATGATAGAGTTGCCAGATGCTGATCTTCTGGAAAATGCATTAATACAGATGCAGGAAGATGGTAGCGCCATTCTTGGTGCAGAAATGGGTGGTCGCGAAGAAGTCCCATTTGATGCAAACCTGTCTGAATATATAGACGATTCTGAGTTAATGGGCGTTGCTTCTGGTCTGATTGCTGGCATTGAAGAAGACAAATCTTCTAGGAAAGACTGGGAAGAAACATACAGCAATGGCATAAAACTGCTTGGTTTTAAAAACGAAGAAAGATCCCAGCCATTTGAAGGATCTTCAGGAGTTCATCATCCACTTTTAGCAGAATCCATAACACAATTTCAAGCTCAAGCATACAAAGAGCTGTTACCAGCATCGGGACCAGTCAAAACACAGGTTATAGGTGTTGCAACTGGAGAAAACACTGCGCAAGCAGAGCGTGTTAAGGAGTTTATGAACTACCAAATCATGCATGTGATGGAAGAGTATGATCCAGAGCTTGACCAACTTCTTTTTTATTTACCGCTTTCTGGTAGCGCATTTAAAAAGGTTTATTATGACCAAACCATGGAAAGAGCTGTTTCAAATTTTGTGGCAGCCGAAGATTTGCTTGTTCCATATACAGCAACCGATCTTTTAACCTGTTCTAGAATCACTCACATTGTCAGAATGCTCGATAATGAGCTCAAAAAACTTCAAGCATCTGGTTTTTATAGAGATATAGAAATTAATCCAGAAGTAAACACTTCTTCTGGTTTGGAGGTTCAGTCTGCAATTGATGAAGCTCAAGGAGTTGAGCCAACTGGTGTTTCCGACCAAGAATATGGTTTATATGAAGTTCATACCGACCTTGATCTCCCTGGCTTTGAAGATGTCGATCAAAACGGAGAGATGACTGGCATAAAACTGCCATATATCGTTACTATTGACGAAGATAGCACAAAAATTTTATCGATCAGGCGAAATTGGGCTCAAACCGATCCTCGTCGCATGAAAATACAATATTTTGTGCATTACAAATTTTTACCTGGTCTTGGTTTTTATGGTTTTGGTTTAACCCACATGATTGGTGGCTTAACCCAGTCATCAACGTCTATTTTAAGGCAGTTGATTGATGCTGGAACACTTGCAAATCTGCCAGCAGGCTTTAAAGCCAGAGGCATAAGGGTCAGAAATGAAGATGATCCATTGCAACCTGGTGAATTTAGGGATGTTGATGCCCCTGGTGGAAGTTTGCGTGATGCGCTCATGCCATTGCCATTTAAAGAGCCATCAGCAACATTATTGAACCTTTTGGGCATTTTAGTCGATTCTGGAAGGCGTTTTGCGTCAATTGCCGACATGAAAGTGGCTGATTCCAACCAAGCGATGCCTGTTGGAACCACTGTTGCCATGCTGGAAAGGGGAACCAAGGTCATGTCCGCTATACATAAAAGGCTTCATTACGCACAAAAGGTTGAATTTAACATTTTAGCTCGCGTTTTTGCTCAATATTTGCCACCAGAGTATCCCTATCAGACAATTGGCGGTCAACAGCAGATAAAAGCTATGGATTTTGATGATCGTGTTGACATTGTTCCTGTTTCCGATCCAAATATTTTCTCAATGAGCCAAAGGATTATGATGGCGCAAACCCAACTACAGCTTGTTCAGTCAAATCCAGAAGTTCATGGTCCACAAGGAATGTATCAGGCTTATAAGCGTATGTATGAAGCATTGGGAGTGCAGGATATTGACTCTATTCTATCGCCACCGCCAGAACCACAGCCCAGTGATCCAGCTACAGATGCTCAAAACATTCTTAAAGGTCAGTCTGTTCAGGCTTTCCCTGGTCAGGATCACGATGCTTACATTCAAACATACATGTCTGTTTTACAAACGATGCCAGCACAGTCCAATATGGCAATTTACTCAACTTTGGTGTCGCAGATGTATCAACATGTGTCTTTAAAGGTGAAAGCTACTATAGAACAGCAAATGCAACCCCAAATACAGCAGATTTTAATGCAAAGTGGTGGTAATATGACCCCAGAAATACAAATGAGCATCAAAAACATGATTGATAATGCATCCAGCCCCATCATTGCACAGGAAATAACGAAAATTAACCAAAATATAGCTCCACCACAACAGGAAGACCCATTGGTAACGCTTAGAAGGCAGGAATTAGCCATTAAAGGAGCTGATCTTGAGCGCAAAGCTCGCGAATTTGACTCAAAACAGGGTGTTGAAGTTGAAAAAATAAGAAGTGGCGAACA